AAGGCGATGCCGCTGCGTGGGCCACCGGAGTAGCTGACTCCGTTGTCCGCACGCAACCGTATGTGCCAATATTGTCCGATTTGGCTCGGCAGACGCTCAAGCTGCGAGAGGGCGCCAGGCGCACTCCAGTCGCAGCTGATGAGAACAAGCCGTGGACTAATTGGACTGTGCAAGCGGAGACGCAACACTTGACTTACGACCGACAGACACTCCTGTGTCTCGAGAAGTCATACGCGACTCCCACTTTGTACGGTGGTAATGGCCCCGTACGCTCGCCGAGTGTGGATGATTTTCTCCGCACGATTCGGGCAATTGAGGCAGTGCCCTGCCTGCCATACGTGATTGATGACATGGCACTTCGGTTCATGTGTGTAACCGATGATTGCTAACTTCATCAGTCACCAGCGAGGGGCGTTGCCATAGTGATTGACTTTTTGAGTTTCTTATTTTGTCACCAGTCTAGCAAATAATGTCGCATACCGGATTAAAGTCTCTCGATGATGTTGCGCAGACAATTTGTCTGCCCAACGAGCGAGCGCCTATTCGTTTACCGACGTATCCCTCAATTGACAAAACTGCTGTATTTCGTTACCGATACCAAAACACGCAGAGTCTCCGAGATGTTGCCGAACCGTCCGACCAAAATATTATTGGGCGGAAGCGATTTCTCCTCACACGAGACCCAGCGGCTCCACTTTTAATTGATACCGTTCATACTTTACAACAGGCATTCAGCGGCAATCCAACGGTATACGCTGGCTCAGTCTTGGCAAGGTCTGAGACAGTGGATATCAATGCTGAGACTGTTGTTTACGATACAACGGCTACAGTGACGTTCTCCAAGATGTACCCTTGGGAGTTTTACAGTCGCCTCCCCAGCGGCGAGTTTGACTCAAAACAATGGTTCGTCGTTCCCAAGACTCTTGACGCTTCTGGCAAGGCGGCTGGATTTCTTGGGGAGGTGGGAATGGCACTTTTCCGAACTGATACTGTGAACCCCGATCCTAAACCAATAGAAACCTACAGAATTGGGCAACCAGTGACCGATCTTCCAGTCGGAGCTCATTTACTGGACTATACCCTCACAATTGAGACTATTGATTCCGATGGGATCACTAGTTCCATGATTTTGGATATGGACTATACCAAGACCACGGCGCCTGGCACACCTTACACTGGCTTTTACCCGATCGATCCAAATACGGCTTTGATTAGAATTAAAGCTCTTACTTATACTGGAGCGCTCAAGCGGAAAACAGCTAGTGGTGCTCTTACAGACGAGAGTGGTAGCGTATTTCCAACTCTCTTATTGGCCGAAAGAGGATCCATCCGCCCACCCGCCTCTTTGAAATCTTTCCGTTGCCTTTCTTATCCAGCAACTGCGGTGAATCCAGAGTTTTACAATTCTGTGGCACCGTTTCGATCCACCCGGTTGAATGCTAGTGCTTTGTTGCTGACCAACGTGACAAAGGTTCTCAACAAGGAAGGCACCGTGGAATCGTCCAGAGTCATTTTCAATCCAGACTCCGGACGCACTTTCATGGACGCGGACGTGCCGACTGTGTCCACCTCAAACCCCGAGACCCGTTATTTCGGGGCTCTTGAGAAGGGCGCCTACACGTTCACAGCTCCTGATCAAGAGAGTCTCGTATTTACCACCCCATACGAGACAGTGCGGGTGAATGATTCTTTGATGGGAGCCGGGGGCGGTGGATTTCCAGTTATTGTCCCTGAGCGCCAAACTGAACGTCCTGTGATGAACCTGAATCCTCGATATATGAATGTGGTCATCTTGACGGATTTGGACACGACAGACGATTCACAGCTTGCGCTCACCTTGGACACACATTGGGAGTTCCGCACGATTTCTACTTTATACCAGTTAGATTACTCACGCATGCCAATTGAGACATACCACGCGGCGATGCTCGCAGTGATGCGAGCCGGTCTCTTCTACGAAAACAACACGCATCAGAAGATTTTACAAGCTGTCGGAAAAGGGCTGAAATTTGCCGCACCATTAGTGCCTGGTGGGAACATGTTGCAATTAGCTCACTCCGCTGCACAAGCAGTAATGGATTCTCGTGCGAAAAAGAAGAAGCCTGCAGTAACACCGAGCAAACAAACAAAGGGCTCAATGAAGCAAGGGCTTTAAGTGATAGCAGTACCATGCGACAAGTCAGACGAAG